TCGATAAAATTCGTGCAGATAAAGATTTTCACGATTGGGTCATGGAACAGCCTCAATATGTTCAGGATGCTCTTTATAAGAATAATACAGATGCTAGAGCGGCCTCTCGTGCAATTGATTTGTACAAAGCAGACCGGGGCATTAAACGTCGTAAAAAGGCTACACCGCAAGATGCGGCTAATGCTGTAGGACGTACAAGTAGTGCTCAAGCTCCAGTTTCTGGGCGTAAGCGTTTCACAGAGAGCCAAGTCCAAAAGATGTCGGCTAGGGAATACGAGGCTAACGAGGCCGCTATTCTCGAATCTATGCGAAACAATACGTTTGATTACGACTTATCTGGGGGTGCTCGTTAATATCACTTGTAAAGGTACAATACTCGTGGTATACTAACCTCAGCTAATAATAGGTTTTGACATTAGTTAAGGCCTATTAAGTGCCAAGAGCCGCGCAGGTATGCGCCTACCTCTTATTATTAACTTTCAGAAGAATATCACTAAGATAACCTGAAACACTTGGCCCTTAGCTAACAGTTTCGTACAAAACTGTATGCAAAGTTACCCAATGGGTTTTAGCCCTTAGCTATAGATATGCTTTCTGTTCAGTACCAACTAAACCCGAAATCCGACTTAGATCGGACTGTTTAGCCTACTCAACAAGGAGAATATTATGGCTTTTTCAAGTGCATCGGGCTATACCAACTTACCTAATGGTAACTTTAGCCCAGTAATCTACTCGCAGAAGGTACAAAAAACCTTCCGCAAAAGTTCCGTCATTGAAGACGTAACTAACACTGACTACTTTGGTGAGATCGCGAACTTTGGTGACTCTGTTCGTATTATCAAAGAGCCAGAAATCACTGTCAATTCTTACGCTCGTGGTACTTCACTTGCGACTCAAGATATTGCAGACGCTGACTTCTCGCTGATCGTCGATCAAGCAAACTATTTCCAGTTTGCAATGGATGACATCGAGACTGCCCACTCGCACGTTAACTTCATGGATCTTGCAACGGATCGTGCCGCGTATAAATTGCGTGACCACTTCGATGCTGAGGTTCTTGGTTACCTTGCTGGTTGGGAAGACGACGGCTCAGGTGGCTGGCAACGTCGTACTGCGGCGAACGGTACTAAAGCCGACACTGCCGCAGGTAATGACGAATTGCTTGCCGCAAACAAGCTAGATATCACTGACTTCGGTGGTTCTGACTTGGGTGTTGCCGCTGAAGTAACTTCTATCCCTGTCGCCGCTGGCGGTGGTGCTAGTGGTATCACTTCTCCGCTTGCTATCCTTAACCGTATTGCACGTTTGATGGATCAGGCGAATGTCGACACTGATGGCCGTTGGTTCGTAGCTGACCCAGTGTTCTATGAGATCTTGATGGATGAAAACTCTAAATTCGTTAACGCCGATTTCGGTGGTGGCGATGAGATCCGTAACGGACGCGTTGGCGAAGGTCTTATCCGTGGTTTCCGTATCTACAAGTCCAACAACCTTCCATACGAAGGTACTGGTGCTGGTACTACGCTTTCCACTGGTTCTGAGACTAACTTTGGTGTGATCGTCGCAGGTCACGATTCAGCGGTAGCAACTGCACAACAGCTTGCTAAAACTGAGTCTTTCCGCGATCCTAACACTTTCGCAGACAAGGTTCGTGGTATGCAACTTTATGGACGTAAGATCCTTCGTCCTGAAGCTCTGTTCACTGCAAACTACAACGTAGCATAAGCTATAGGGGGTGCTCTCTTCTTAGGGGGCACTCCCTTTTATGTATGTAAAAGAGATAAAATATTGTGTCTACATTCCTTGATCTAACAAACCAGTTACTACGCAGATTGAATGAGGTTGAGATTGCTCAAGCTGATTTCCCGTCTGTGCGTGGTGTTCAAGCGACAGCTAAAGACGCAATTAAGAATTCAATTGCTAAGATCAATCAGGCTGAATATGAGTGGCCGTTTAACGCGGTAGAACACACTCAGCTTTTAGCAGTAGGACAAGAAGATTACTCTTGGCCTCAATACTTAAAAGTAGCAGATTTTAACTCGTTTCAACTACAGGCAAGTACTTCTCTTGGAACACAAGCTACTCAATTAAAATACATTGATCGCGACACCTATTATTCACAGTATAAAGATTTGGATGATAATGCAGGGCCCTCCGGACGAGGTATTCCCACAATTGTTGCTGAAGGCTTTGGTAATGGTTTTACTATAACGCCATCTCCAGATCAGGCTTACACAATTAAGTATCGTTATTACCAAACTCACAATGATTTGGTTGCATATGGTGATTTAACCCGCGTTCCAGACACATACGATAACGTGATTATCGAAGGTGCCCTGATGCAAATGTATATGTTCAGGGATAATATGGAAGCGGCTGGTATTTCCGCACAACTCTTCCAACAGGGAGTTAAGGAAATGCAAGGCATTCTAATGAATAAATACGAAGCGATTAGAGATACCCGAATTTCAGTGAACCTGAATACTAAGAGGGTCTTTATTTAATGCCAGATCGTATTCAGTCGTTTAAGGTTATCTGCGGTGGCGGGCTGAACTCAAATGAGAACCATCTAGATCTCTCTGAGAATAACCCGGGAGCCGCAACACGATTAGTTAACTACGAGGTTAGCTTGTTTGGTGGTTACCGTCGTATTGAAGGCTTTGCGCCGTACGACAATACTTATCAAGAAGTTGACCCAGACGATTGTGAAGGACGTATTTTAGGTTTAGCTATTTTTAAAGACGATACGCTGAATGAAACAATTATTATAGCGGCTCGCAAAGTTAAAAAGTTTAGGTTTTTAGCGTCTTTCGCACAAAGTATTTTTAATGGCACAGATGATAACGGCCGCTCAGTAGATCTACCATTTAGTAATGATGTACACGTTTATCAAAATGGTACACAACTTGGTATTCTTACTGACTTCACTGTATCAGGAAACCAAATCACACTGACAACGCCAGCGGCATCAGGCGATATCATTGAGATTGATCCAAACGAATATTGTTTTTATCGTTACGTTTTTGGATCTGGTTGGGCTAAATACACACTAGATCACTCAATTCGTCGTAAGACGTTGACTACACTAGGTGACCAACTTACTAAAATTCGTGACGCGGCGTTCAACTTTGGTGATGGTAACCATATTTGTTTTGTTGATGGCTGTGGCCCAGCAATTGTATTCAACGGAACGCATTGGGAAGAATTAGAAACAGGCTCAGGAATAGCTGGAACAAGCCCTGATGCTTCTGGTCACACAACTAACACAGGTGGTGGTGATCAGTGTTTAGCGGCTCCGGCTCTTGTAGGTGTATTTGAGAACCATCTATTTATTGGTGGTAACTCGCTAACAGAAGCAACAATTGCTCACTCAGCACCTAATGCGTGGTATGATTTCAATGTTGCAAATGGTGCCGGACAAGTTTCAGTAGGCTTTGACGTTGTTCAGTTTAAGCCTTTCCGTGATAACCTATTCGTATTTGGTGGAAACGGAATTAAAAAGATTACGGCGGATGTTACCGCTGGTTTTGTAATTGATCAGGTAACGTCTAATGTTGGATGTATTGCTAGAGATAGTGTCCTTGAAATTGGTGGTGATCTGGTATTTCTAGCACCAGATGGATTACGCCCGGTTGCTGGTACATCTCGTATTGGTGACGTTGAATTAGAAACAATCTCTAAACCAATTCAGCAATTACTTACTGACCTACCTAGAGATTATGATCTAGATTCATTGGTAGGTGTTGTTATCCGGTCTAAGTCCCAACTTCGATATTTTATGGGAGATCCGGATACTGGAACAACTGATAGCTTCGGTATTATTGGGGGCTTACGTTCCGCAGACCAAAGGCTAGGTTGGGAATTCGGAGAACTTATTGGTATCCGAGCAAGCGCAACAGCATCAGCGTACGTCAATAGGCAAGAACTTGTCCTACACGGCGATTATAATGGTAAAATTTATAAACAGGAGACAGGCACAACATTTGATGGCAACGATATTTTAGCCATTTACGCCACTCCTTACTACGACTTCGGTGACACTGAAGTTCGTAAAACAATGAGAAAAGTAAATACTTTTGTTCGTGCGGAAGGGCCATTCACTTTGAACATGGCCGTTAACTACGACTGGGATGATCCAACAGTAGCTCGTCCTTCTTCTTATACGCAGGAATCAAAAGGTGCTCCCGTCCGATACAAAGGCAGAAACATCAACTACGGCGGAGTAAATATTAACTATGGTGGTAACGAAAAACCAATCGTGACTACCTCAATTCAAGGATCTGGATACGCGACACAATTAACATTCGTGACGCTTGGGGATTTCAACCCATACAGCATTCAGGGAATTGTTTTTGAATTCAGTATCGCAGGAAGACGCTAAATGGCAGGTTATACACGACAGTCTGTAGCAGACATTGTAAACGGAAGTAATATTACGGCTCCGCCATTAAACGCGGAATTCAACCAACTCGCTGTTGCTTTTGATCCAGCAACGGGCCACTCTCACGATGGCTCTAGCGGCAACTCGCCTAAAATTGATCTGACTACCTCTATCACCGGATACCTTCCTGCAATTCACGGTGGTATTGGCGGTAAGAACAATACAACGGCTACCACTAACCCTACAACTACTGACGATTTTAATGATGGGTACGCACCGGGCTCTATTTGGTTAAATTCGAGCACTGGTCGTGCCTTTTTGTGTATTACAAACACTGTAAATAATGCCGTATGGACTGAGGCGATGGGGATTACCCCAAATAATCGCGTCACTCCAGAAGTTAATAATACAGTCGATATTGGTTCTTCAGTTTATCAATTTAAGGACATTTACATTGACGGGACTGGCTATATCGATGCAGTTAGCGGCGACACTCTCACTCTTACTTCTAATGCTAGTGTTGGCGGCAATATTACCCTTACTGGTAATTTGGTTGGCTCTGGTAACATTACAAACACTGGTACAGGATATTTTGGTGGAAATCTTACAGCGAATGCCGATCTCGCGGTAACTGGCACTCTTAACGCACAAGGTGATGTTAACCTTGGTAATGCTACAAGCGACACTGTAACTTTCATATCTCGTGTAGACTCAAGCATTATTCCTTCTGCCGATGATACTTACAATCTTGGTTCAACGACTAATGAGTGGCAGAACCTATATATTGATGGCACCGCTGAGATTGATCAGCTTAACGCCGACAGCGTTGATATTGATAATGGTAACATCGATAACACAGTTATTGGTGCAGGTACTCGTGCGGCGGGTTCTTTCACAGGACTTACAGCCGATGGCGTCGTAACCTTTGCTGGCGCAACTGTATCTAATCTAGGTAATGTCACTACCGCTGATATTAACGGCGGTACTATTGATGGTGTTACTATTGGTACCAATTCCGTTGTTACTGACCTTCGCGTGGATAACTTGAAGGTAGATGGCAATGCGATCACTTCTACGAACACTAACGGTAATATTGATCTTACGCCCGCTGGTACTGGTGAAGTCAATATTAGCAAGGTCGATATCGATTCTGGTGTTATTGATAACACAGTTATCGGCTCCACTACCCCCGTTGCAGGTACATTCACTACCGTCACCACTACAGGCCAAGCTACTTTGGCAACGGCTGATATTAACGGT